AGAAGTTATTTAACTCAAATAATAGAACATGTAAAGCCTGAATATTTTAATGATAAAAATATAAAGACTGTTTTTAGTCTTATAAAAAGTTTTTATGTAAAAAGGCAAAGCATTCCTACTGTAACTGAAATTAAATCTTATTTAATTAATGATGAATTAAAGGATAGTTTTAAATCAGTGGTTAAAAACTTTCCTAATATTGATAAAAAGTTTAATGATGATGAATTAACAGTTAATACTGAACGATTCTTAAAAGAAAGAGCTATATATAATACTATGCTTTCTATAGCTGAAGACGTTAGTAAAGGAGACGTTAATACAAGTTATATTTTAGATAGTTTTGAAAAAAGTTGTAACGTAAATTTAAAAAGTAATTTAGGTTTAGATTTATTTAAAAATATTGATAAAGTTATAGATGATTTAAATATTGATCAACCTACTATACCTTCAGGTTGGAAATGGTTAGATAATAAAATAGATGGTGGCTTTTTAGAAAATGGTAGATCGTTATATGTATTTGCAGGAGAATCTAATGTTGGTAAATCTATATTTTTAGGTAACATAGCATGCAATATTGCTTCGCAGGGTAAAACAGTTTTAGTTATAAGTCTTGAAATGTCAGAAATGATATATGCAAGAAGATTATCATCTAATATAACTCGTATACCGATGAAAGAATTAAGAAGTGCAAGCCAATCATTGTCTGAACAAATTAAAAGTTATAATAATGGTAAGCCTGATAGTAAAATTTTAATTAAAGAGTTTCCTCCGAGTACTATAACCCCTCAAAATATACAAGGTTATATTACTGAAATAAAAAATAGAGGTATAAAAGTTGATGCAGTTGTTCTTGATTATTTAAATTTACTTAAAAGTCCATATGGGGATAATTCTTATGAGAGAGTTAAGCATGTTGCAGAAGGTATAAGAGCTTTAAGTTATGTTTTTGAATGTCCTTTTATATCTGCTACTCAGTTAAATCGTTCTGGTTATGACGAAGAAAACCCTGGGTTGGATACTATATCAGAATCTATTGGAATGGCTGCTACTGCTGACTGTATATTTAGTATTTTTCAAGATGATGAAGATAAGGAATTAGGTATAGTTAAAATGGGTATGATGAAAAATAGATATGGTTCAAATTTTGGTCATACAGCATTAAGACTTAATTATGATACTTTAACTATTTCGGAGGATGAATCATTAAACATTGATGATGATGGTAGTGAAATGTCCGATTTAACGAATACTTTAAGCTTGTTGAGTAATTAAAAAGAGGAACTAAATAAAATAAATGCCTAAGATCCATATAATTACAGATGCAGATCTCGATGGAGCTGGTTCATATCTTTGTTTAAAACAAGCATATAAAGATACCACATTAACGTATTCAGTTACTACGGAAAAAAAATTTATTAATGATATAGCTTATTTTAAATTTGAAGATTATGACTTAGTAATTATTAGTGATTTAAATCTTAAAGAAAGTGAAATTAGGTTATGTGATCTTAAGAATGTTATTGTGGTTGATCATCACGCTGAGCATATAGAGTTAATTAATAATTATAAAAATGCTAAACCAATAATTAAAAATTACCCGTCTTGTACTAAATTAATATATGATACTTTTAAGCTAGAAAATAAACTTAATAAAAATCAAAAATTATTAGTAAAATTAATTGATGATTATGATAGTTATACCTTAAGTTTACCGTTTAGTAAACCACTTAATCAAGTATTTTGGTCATATACAGGGGATAGGGTAAGTAAATTTGAAAACGATTTTAAGGATGGTTTTTTTGGTTTTACTCAATTTCATAAAAATGCTTTAAAAATTATAGAAAATAAAATAGATAGATTTTTTAAAGAAGAAATTATACATAGAGGTAATATAAAAATAGGGCCTAATAATTATGATGTTGCAGGGGTTATGGTAACCTTTAGTCCAAATGAAATAGCAGAAACTATTATTGAAAAATATCAAGTAGATTTTGTTTTAATGATAAATCTAATTGGTAAGAGTGTTTATATGAGACGCAATAAAAATTGCATTATAAATATGGGTAAATTAGCTGCTAAAATAATGGACGGGGGAGGTCACGAAGATGCAGCGGGTGGAACTCTAAACGATACTGTAATTAATATTACTAAATTACTAAAACCAATAAATGAAAAATAATAGCCCATATCAAGATATTCAAACAGCTGAATTTGAAAAATCGTTTTATTCTTTTTGCACTTTTGTTGCTTTAGTCCATGATAAAAAAATGAATTTTGCTACCGTTTTTTTAAAAATACTTGAAAATAAAGCATTACGTGATATATTTATTAGTATTATTGAAGAAGAAAATGACTTTACTGCAATTAAAAAATATATACAAACTGAACCTTCTGTAACCAAAAGTAAATATGTAACTAAATTTTTGAATAAATTTGATGGATTTAATGACTGATATAGAAAAAGTAATTTATAATAATTTTTTAGAAGTAAGTAAAAAGGTTAATAACAAACCAGTAAAGTATAGAAAGAATTTTGATAATTTTCCGGATGAAAATTATATTATTATTAATAAATTAAGTAATTTTTTCTTTAAATTTAAACATTTAAAAATAAAAGATTTTTTCGAAGCTCCTTATTTTGTTTATGATGAAAATTATTTTGATTTAAAATTTTATCTAGGACCTAAAGCTATAAAAGCTTATACTTTATATAATGATAAGTTTATTTTAAATAATCCGGATGATGATAAAACATTATCAAAAATGCAAGAATCAATAAAATTTATTTACAACTATTGTAAAGAAAAAGATATTAATATTAAAGATTACCTTACAATAAAAGAAGGTGAATATAATGTTTTTCTTAAGCATATTAAAAATAGAGATGTTATTATCTTTATATTATTTGCTTTCAGTAATTTTGAAAAGGTAGTAAGTTCTATAGATACGGAAATAAAAACAATGTATAGTTCTAATTTTTCAAGGTTAAATTATATTAGAACAAAATACTATTCTAGCTCTAAAGCTAAGAAAATAATTAATAAATTTAAAATTTTCGTTGAAAATCAAAAAGTATAGTCTATAATTAAATTATGAGTAATATAACGAGTTCAATGTTTGATAGTATTAAGTCTGCATTAGCAGCAGATAACGATAATAATAAGAGTGCAATAGGTGATATCTTAAAGACACCTCCTGGTAATACCTTTACTGTAAGGTTATTGCCTTATGCTAAAGATCCTTCTAAGACGTTCTTTCATTATTATCAGCATGGTTGGAATAGTTTTGCTACTGGTCAATATACTAGTGCAATCTCTCTTCAAACCTTCGGTGAAAGAGATCCTATTGCTGAAGAGCGATATAAGATTCTTCGTACTGGTAGTGAAGAAGAAAAGGAAAAAGCTAAGGCTATAGTCCGTTCTGAAAAGTGGTTAGTAAATGTTTATGTAGTTAATGACCCTGTTAATCCTGAAAATAATGGTAAGGTTAAAATGCTTCGTTACGGTAAGCAAATTCATAATATTATTACCGATGCAATTGAAGGGGAAGATGCATCTGAGTTAGGTCCTCGTATCTTTGATTTAAGTCCTAATGGTGTTAACTTTAGAGTTAAGGTAGAAAAGCAAGGTGACTTTCCTACTTATGTATCATCTAAGTTTGCAATGCCTAGTGCAATTGATGGTCTAGATGAAGATAATCATAAAGAAATTTATGATAATACTTTTGATTTAAGTAGTGTGTTTAGTGTTAAGAGTTCTGATGATCTTAAAACGATGTTAGATGAACATTATTATGTTAAAGATGCTTCTACTACAACTACTACTATTATGTTTGATAAGGAAGAAAATAATACACCTGTTCAAACTGCAGTTAGCGAGCCAGTTGTAGAGGAAAAGAAAGATAATGATGAAGATGAAGTTCTAAAAGAACTACTTGAAGGTCTTGACGTTTAATAAAAATGGCTGACGACCAACCACAAATGATTCCAATGCCTCAAAACCCTCCTCAGGGTGAACAGGCTCCTGAATTAACTAGACAACTTTCTCCTAATGAAGAAAGAAGTGTCTTACTTAATTTTATGGGTAATATGTATGGAGAAGCCAGTAAAATGGATAGTAATATTGTTGGTGAATCCACTACTTTAAAAAGAGGTGCAAGTCAAGAAATAAAGAAGCAAATTGAACAAGTCTATGCTCAACCTCAGCAGTCTGTACCTCAACAGGTGCAGGCTGCTCCTATTCCTGACCCTCCTGTACAAAAATTATCAATACCTACGCAAGATCAATCTATTAAAATATCTAATAATGATTCTCAATTATCTTTTAATTTTGATGTTTCAGAAAAAGAAGAACTTATAAATCAAGTTAATGATTTAGTAAAAAAGGTAAATTTTCAGACTAAGCAAGTTAAAGAATTAAATGAAAAAATTGATGTTATAATAGATAAAATAACAACTACATCATTACCTATCAAAAGACAAGCAAAAAAAAAATCAGTTGATAAGTAATGGGAAAACTAATATAATAGAATTAGTATATGGCTTATTTAAAAATAAAAAATAAAAAAGACTTTGTATCTAACTTTTTAGCTCCAGTCTCTAATCTTAACGATGCATGTATTTTAACAATACAAGATAATATTATAAGTTGCACTTTAGCATCGGCAGATGCAACTATAGTATGTAAATCATCGATGGAAGTAGATACTGATATTCCTAATAATACTACTTTAAATTTACCAGATATTAAAAAACTAGTTAGAGTTTTAGATATCCC